TCACCATGCTGCTTGCGCCTCCCCCAGAAATTTGATTTTCACGTTCGATAGAACGCTCACGCATGTAGCTGTTAGTGGTTGAAATTGAGTTGGTGTTCTCCGCGAAGGCTTCGGAAGAGCTAGGGCTACTGCCGCTCATTGCTCCACGGGCTGCATCAAACGCTTGATCGTTTGTCAGGACCGTGCCAGGAGCGTCTGGAACAAATAATTCAGGTCCACGCTCGCCAACGATTGAAAGCCTGTTTGCTTCTGGTCTGCCACCCTCAGCAAAGCCAGGAATCTTCAGCCCTGCGCCAAGACTTGAGAATGCAGCGTTAAGGAACATCGAACCAAGCTGGCTTGCAATATCACTAAGAACATCACCCCATTCCTTGGTGCCATCGATTAATCCTTGAATGCCGCTGGTCAAACTGCCGCTAACAATCTCGAACGAACTTTTCAGTAATTGCTCTGTTTTTGTAAGTTCATCATTTGCTTCAGGTAACTTATCTGCAAAGAACTCACCCATATCTGAGCCAAAGTCCGTTGCTGCACCTTTTAATACATTGAAATCAGCTTGATCCTTTTTAAGTTGAGCTAACGCGATGAGTTCAGCTTGCCTGCCTGCTGCAACCTCAGTGTTGATTCGTTTGACAACGTCTTCGTATTCAAACTGATTTTGCAATCCTTGCTTGATGTAATCGTTGACACCTGAATTCAGAGCAATGCTTCTGTCTAATTCTTGATTGATGCCTGTATAGGCTTCGCGTTGACTTTCAGCTAATCGTTGAGCTTCTTCTAAAGCTCTTTGTCTTTCCCTCTCTGCTTTTGCAGCTGCACCTGCACCTGCACTTGCACCACCACCTTTGGTGTCATTGCCACCAACAAAGTCGCCAAGCTTGAATGGGTCACCATTGCGCTTTAGGTCGGCAGCTGCCCTGTCCTGCGGAGTGCCATAAATCGCCCTTTCGCGCATTGTCCGCAACTTGGCGTAACGAGCTTCAAGCTGAAGGATCTCACCCTTTAATGCATCATCTTTACCTGTAAGAAATGGGAAGCGAATGCCTCCAAGCTCATCAGTCTTTTTCTGAACTGCGTCACGGTTCTCTTTGACTAACTTGTCAATTTCTTGCTTTGATAAAGCAGAACCACCGACAAGCTGCCCAAAATCATTACTGCTTACACCTGCAATATTTGCAAATCGTTTTTCAAGGGCTGCTAACTTTTCAAGCCCATTGATGATGATATTAACGCCAATAGTGATGAAGCCAATCTTGGCAAGACTGAGTAGCAATGCCTTTGACTTGAACAAGAAAGGATTGGCAACCTTTGCGGCAGTACCTGCTGCAGTCAAGCCACCAGATGTTGCAGCCAATGTTGCTGCAATTCCTGCCTTAAATCCAACCAGAAGCTTGAGGGCTTTGTTAGCAATAAAGACTTGGGCGGCAACCGCACCAAACTGAAGAGCAACCTTTGCAGCAGGGGCAGGAATCGCTTTAAGGAATCCTGTGATCCCTGTCAATATCTCTTCAGCTTTTAACAGTGCTTCGATCACTGTTGGCTTGAGTAGCTCGCCGAATGCCGCTGCTGCCCTGCCCAGGGAGTCGATGGCGTTGCTTAATTTGGCGTCCAGTGTGTCGGCTGTGTTCTCAAATGACTTGGCGAATTTGCCGTTGCCAGTTGTCAGGTTCTTGATTGCCTGCTCAACTGCAGGGAACCCAACGCGACCCTTGCTAATCAAGTCCTGGACTTCAGCATTCGTCTTGCCGTAGCCCTTCGCCAGTTCATCTAGCAGCGGGATTCCACGTTCTTGGAATTGATACAGCTCTTCTGTCTGCAGCTTGCCTTTAGCTGCGACCTGTCCGTAAGCCAGCGATAGTTCATTAACCCGAGCGCCTGTGGCAGCAGCAGCCTTGCCTAAACGCTCAGTTGTTCCTACTAGGTCTTTATTGGCGATACCAAAGGCAGAAAGCCGTTTTGCAGTATCAGCCAGTTCAATAAAGCTGAACGGTGATTTCTTGTTGATGACCTGCAGATCAGCAAGAATGCCCTTAGCGGTCTGCAAGCTGCCAGTAACAGTGGCTAGCTGCTTGGTTGTACGTTCAATCTCGGCTGTCTTGCCAAAGATGAATCTTCCAGCCTGCAATAAAGCAAGACCTTTGACGACTCCTCTAATTGACTGACCAAGACCTCCAACCTTGCCAGTAGCCCTTTGGGATGCGTTACCTACACGATCAATACCAGCAGCAGCACGTTCAGCAGTAGTGACAAATTGCCCAGTTACTTTTCGAGCGCGACCTGCTTTATCAGTGAAATATTCAAGACCGTTAGCTGCTGTCTTGATCTTTTGCCCAGACTTGGAAAATTTGGCAATATCGTTCGTGGCACCTTCAACTGCTTTCTCGGTCTTTTTGAAAGCAGTGTTGAGCTTGTTTAGGTCGCCTAGACCTTTTACGTCTACTTTTACGTCAACGTTGGTCTGAGCCATTCCGCTTCCGTAGCCCTAATAGGGTTATTCTAGAGAGTGCCCAGCGAGCGGGAACTCCTGGGCGTGTCACAACTGAGTTACCAGTCATGCCCACCAAGGCTAAGCCGTTGCCACCTCTCTCGGTGCTGCGCGAACATTTCAGCTACGACCCAGAAACAGGAATTGTTCAGCGAATAAAAGCGAGTAATCATCGACCAAACGATATTGGGCCAGTTGGTTCAGCTGGAAAACACGGACACCTTCATATCAAGTTCAGAGGCAAATACATAAAATTGCACCGCCTTGCTTGGCTTTTCCAAACTGGTCAAGAGCCACCGGAGAAGATTGACCACAAGAACCGCAATCCCTCTGACAACCGTTGGGTAAATCTTCGTGAGACAACTCACCAAGGGAACATGGCTAATTGCCACAGGCCGGGGAAATACCTGCCGGGAGTCCAACCAGTTGGCAATCGCTGGTACGCACAAGCCACCAGCAGAACAGACAAGAAAAGCCTTGGGGCTTTTGATACTGAAGCAGAGGCCCATGCCGCCTATCGGGCATGGCACCTCAGTTACTACGGGGAGTTCAGCGTTTACGCGCCTTCTGCATAGCCTTCTCCTGGGCTTCGTTCTGATGGTTGAAAAAAAGAACCCAGAGTTGTAATTCTGCGTATGTCATGTTGCTTCGGAGTTGACCTAGCGTCAAAGAAAGCTCCTTAGCGACAGACATCTCAACTATCAGAGTGCTTTCCTTTGCGAACTGTTTCTGAAGGGCTTTTGTGATCGGTCTCTACCTCTTCCTCGTCTTCACGGATCAAAGCCAGCAATAGCTTTTCAACTTCAGACTTCTCGATTGCATTACGCAGCATTGGCGCTGCGTCAGCCTGGAACATCTGTGCCCCGTTCTCATCCATTGCTTTCTTGATTAAAAGCTGAATGGCGAAGTCGTTTGCATCATCAGACTTTGCCTGCTTCTGCGCTGACTGCTGTTCAGCAATGGTCAATGGCTTCATGTAAAAGCTGAAATCCTCTCCACGGATCTCAACTTCCTTGAAAATCTTGCGGTCAGTACCCGCCACTTTCAAAAGTCTGTCAATCGCGCGCATGATTTTGGAAGGCCGCTTACGTACGCATATTAATGCAGGAAAGGGAAGGAGACGCAAGAAACCTTCCCCCTGCAGCCCTGACGGGATAGCGACCAAGCAAACCCGCATACACATTTTACTCATTAAAAAACCCCCGCATACGCGAGGGTTAGTGATGGGGATCAACTTAATTAAATCAAGCGATAGCTGTTTTGAACAGGTGCCCCACATCGCTGACGGTGTAACCCACTTCAGCAGTGATTGCATCGTCAGTATTGACGCTTACGCTCATGCTGTTCATGCTGATTGACGCTTCGATATACATCGAATTTGTCAGGTCAGGAGCAGCAGGCGTGCCGCCATCGGACACGGTATTCACAAAAAGGCGAACTCTTGCACCTTCCTGTGAAGACAGCATCACGTTGTCAAGCATCCGCTGACCAAGAGCGTCATCATTATCCGTGAAGATAATGGTCATGCTTCCTGAGCCTTCGGCATAACCAGGCTGGAACTTTTTGAAAGCGGCGTACTTTCCAGCAGTCGCGCCACCACTGCCGATTCCGCAGGGAAGCGTGGAAACATCGATGGAATCACGAGTAATTTCGAGATCCCAAGATTGAATCTGGCAAACCGCGCCAAACGGGTCATAGAAGATCTTGACGTGTCCATCGCCATCAGCGCCGTCACCAGCGATAGTGACGCCTGTCAGCGTGATCTTGTCGCCAACAACTGTTGCGACTGAGTAAGCCTGACCAGCAGTTAATCCCGTGTCAATTGTGGCGGTGCCTTCTACCGCAAAGGTGACGGGATCACCAACGCGGAAATCATGACGAGCATCCACCGTGATGGTGTTGCCGGTGTCATCAAAATCAGCAGCTAAAAGACACCATTTGGTGCCAGCTGGGGTGTAATACAAAGAGCCGTCTTGCCCTGTTAAGGCAGAAGATGAACATGCGACTGGCATTTAAGCCACCAAGAAAAACAACAGTGGGGGCGTTGTCTTCGGGGGCAAAGACACCATCAGTCTATTTGCCTGCGCAGGCCTAATAGGTGCCGCCGTCTATTTCTGTCAACAATGGCTCTAAGGCTGTAATGCGAGAGTCAAAATGCACATTCGCATCACGTTGAGTTGTCATGCCTGCGGTAGGTCTTACAAGATCAACGTCAGTTGTGTCACCAAGGATTCCAACTGCTTTGGAACCAGTGCGCTTAATTCGCGTGTTGTTTTTCATGGGTCTAAAAGGTCGACAAGGGCAATTTGAGTCGTCAGAACACCTTGGCGTTCAAAAGCGACTTGGGCGTTAAAAGCACACGATAAAGTCACTAACGCATAGGGTTCACTTCCGGCTAAAACTGGCGTTGGTCCGCTGATTTGTCCACATCTCACTTTGGTGTAAAAGTCTGACCAGTCATACATACGATTCATGCAAACCATTGCCTGAGCCGCCATGTCTTCTAGCGGTCCCATCCCTTCGCCTCGTTCGGCGTAGCAGCTGATTTGTAGGTTGCCGCGTAGCTGTTCAACGGCTGATTCCGTTTGGCAAAGGACCGGCTCTGTCGTGGTCGGATATGAGATCAAACAAATGACGTATGGGACTGGTGGGGGTGTTTCGAAAGTGTTATCGAACACGCAGGTGATGCCAGGGAACGCCGCTGCGACACGGGTCTCGATGTAGCTCCTGACCTGAGAGAAGGATCCGCTCATTTGATTTTTTTAAGCCAGTAGTTCATTGCACTGTCCATATCCTTGGGCAGGTTGTTTTGGATCTCGCTAAACCAAGCAGCCCCACCTCTTCTGCCACCCTTTGCCCACCTGGGATCAAAAGCAGCACGGGCGGCATACGGCAGGTTGTTGCTGATCCAGTAATCGTTATCAGCGGTGATCTTGCCTTTGAAGCGTTCCACTGTGACCGGTCCAGGCTCGTCACGTTTTGCCGCTTCATCACGGTTTGGGATGTTCTCCCCAACGAAAAATGAGCTGGCTAAGCGACCTGTATCCACAGGAGCCGCCGCCGATAGCTTCGACTGCGTACCGACAACAAACCGTGCCAGCCCCTTGTCAATTGCTTGGCTGATGTCTTCCACCAGCTGGGTTGGTTTCTTTTTTGCCATTAGCTCGTATGCGCGGTGACTTTGCAGGCGTATTTCACATCGCCTGAATACTGGGGATCGATGGAACTGCATTTCCATTTCTTGCCCTGGTAGAGCAAGTGATCGCCAGTGGTGGGAAACTCTTCCCCGATGCTCTCGGTAGCCAGCCAAACCTCCAAGTAGTAGGTCTCAGCGGTACCGCCAGCCTCTGTCCTGCCTGACTTGGTGACAGCGCCGCAGTTGCTGTATTCCGTCTCTGTTGCAGTGACTTCACCAACAGCAGGGTCGTACACACGCGAAACGCGCACGTACTTAAGAGAGGGAACAAGGAAAGTGCTGTTTGCCAGCTTTGCGATGGGCTTTGCCCAGGCATCTTGTGGGGCTGCCATTAGCCACCCTCCAGCAGTTCGCGCACCAGCTCAGTAATGCGTTGTTCCGTCAGCCCATATGTCCGAGCTGCGTAAGACTTGTACTCCTGCTCATTCATGAAGATCCCAGCCCCAACCGTTTGACCGGTCGTGATCTTCAACGCTAATTCCCGCTCCGTAGCCGTCATGATCTGACCCTCAGCAAGACCTTCGAGCCGGAGCCCGTAGAAATGTCGGCATAGCAGGAAAGGAATCCGCGAAGCCAAGGAAACTTGTTGATCACTTCAGGGTTGCTGCAATCTGTGCAATCGTTCCCGCCTTGCTCGCCTGATGGATAAGCAGAGAACTGCTGTTCCAAATCGCCCAGCTTCTGCATCGAAACGAATGTCCCTGCAGCTGCTCCACCGCCACCACCTGGCTGGCCTGTGATCGCGTCTGGATTGTTGATGAGCTGATAAGCAAGTTCAACCTCTGCTTGCCTGATCTTTAACGGAATCACGTCGCAACTGCTTGAGACGCCATCGCACGAAGCGCCTGATCGAGGCCATGCAAGAGCTTGAACAGCGGTGCAACGTGTACCTGAGTAGGAAACAGTTTCGAGCCATTTCGTTGATGAAATTAGGCTTACCTGCCGCTCCTCTGTGGTCTTTGCAAACCATGCAGCCTGCCAAGATTGATTGGAAGCGTAGGCGTCCGCAAATACCTCATCACAAAAAGAATTTGCGAACTCTCCACCGATCGTTGCATCAAAGACAATTGCCATCAAAGAAGCTCCGAATGGGCAATCGTGTACCCGTCTTGAAGCAATTCTAGCCGTCGTCTTTTGGCGTCCTTTTTGTCAACGTGAACAAGGTTTAGAAGACCTTGCTTGTAGGCATGAATTCGGATGACTTGGATCACTTGCCGAGGCTTCGGGGTGTCAACATTCATTTTATCTAGGCATGAAAAAAGGAGGGTCCGAAGACCCCCCGTGTTCACCAATCAGAGATTAGCAATCAGGTAACAGTCATCCCGTAAGGGGTATTCGTCACCATATCGATCAGAGGTACAGACTGGCTTGACCCGTATGCCAAAGACCAGTTGCTTGCATTTGCAAGGTCACTGTTCTCAGGATGTGGTGTGCCGCTGTAGCTAGTCCCGAGTACGTGATCGATGCGGTTATAAGTAACCGACATCAGATCTTGAAGTGACAGCATGTCATCAGACTGCTTGATCATCAGTGGGAACTGTGATCC